CTCAATCATCACCTCCATTCTCCTCAATCATCACCTCCATTCTCCTCAATCATCACCTCCATTCTCCTCAATCATCGCCGGCATCTCCATCACCATCGTCATCATCATCATCATCATCATCATCCAATAATTTTTCAAAATCATCAATATCTTCCTCCGTTGGTAGGTGATCATAAATAACCCATTTCCCAGCGTTATCTAGTCCTTCTAGATATTTTTCAATATCTTTTACACTTATGGTGTGATCCTCAAGTTTTGGATATAATTCAACATCATCAGTTTCAATGTTATAAAATAATGCATAGCTCATTATTTAATAATTACTAAAAAAAATTAGAGAATGGAACAATTATTTTGACAACACAAGTCACATTTATCTTCGCCTTTTCCATTTTCTTCTAGTCCATCTTCAAATCGAATATAGTCGCTAGTATTAGTAATTTGATGACCACCTCTAAAACCCTCTAAATTATTCATTATACCTGGATTCCTTTGGCGATCTCTTATAATACTAGAGGATAATTTTAGTAAGCAAAGATCAATGGAAAAGTTCAAATTTCGCTCAAAATAGTCTATTCCATAAATCCTACATTTTTCTCTTATCATTTCATCACTTACCTCTCTTACTTTTTCACAATGGGTTCCAATCAAAATCATTTTTCTATAACGATTATTTTCCATAGAAATTTGTTGTATCCAAAAATCAATATTGTTAAAAGTTTCAACTCTTCCTAGATCAAAAACTAAAATTATTCCAATACAAGTTCTAAAATAACTTCGTAAAATATTAAGAAAGCACAAATTACCAGAGGCATCCCAAATATGTAATTTAATATTTCTCTCTCCACTAACAATATTTTTTGTAACAAAATCTACACCAACGGTTTGTGCTACCTGTTGATAATAATTACTTATTAATGAAGATTTTCCAACTCCTTGATCCCCAATAATTAAAAATTTCATTAAAAAATCATTCATTATAGTATTAAATCTTAACAATATAAATTTCTAGAAAAATAATTTTTTTTACTTTTTTTGGTTTGTGATCGTCCTCTTTCAAGTATTTTTATTTTACTAATAATATGATTAATATCGCTTTAGTTCAATTATCAAATAAACACACAGAAATTTTTGGAACATTTATAGAGATTTTTAGGAAAAAACATTTTCATTTAACAATTTTTTATAATTTAGATAAGGATCCATATACTTTTCTGAAGTATTATCAAAAGATGTTTGATATGAAATTAAATATAGAGCCCACTGATTCACTATCAGAGAAGAAAGATAATTTTGAATTTTTCATTTTTACTTCAAGCGCAGATGATATTCGTTTAGACCCATATTTCAAACAACCCCAAAATGAAAATAAATGTCTTTTTATTCAACATCAAGCAGCTCATTGGAAACCATATATGAAATGGAATATTCTTATGTCTCCAGTTATTCAATTGAATCAAAAAAATATATATGTAACTCCTTTTTATAAATCATATAGCAAGTTGCATTATAAAGTGACTTCAAAAACTACCAATCTTGCGATCATTGGAGCGATTCGTAAACATGATAAAGATCTCAATCTACTTTTGGATCTTCTTCATAAATATCCAGACGAAGATTATAAGATATTTGTTTTTATGAGACGAATGGATTGGAGAGTCATAAGTCGTCGTCATCCATTTTTGAAAAATAATCCTCATATTTCTTTTCATCCAGGTCTCTCAACGGAGAAGATGATTGAGAAATTAAAGGAAGTAAAATTTATCCTTCCACTTTCAAAAAAAAATGGTTGGTTTTATTGGCAACGTCTAACAGGAACAATACCGCTAGCAGTTAATCTTAATATGCCAATGGTTATGGATAGACAATTAGCTAGCATATATGGATTACAAAATTGTTCAATTCTTTATGAAAATTTGATTAGTGAATCTATGGATAAAATCCTCAATATAAGCAATGAAGATTACTATAAATTAATAGAGAATACCGTACTGTACAAGAAAGAACAGTATGCAAAGAATAAGAAGTATATTGGGGATATGTTACATAAGATGTTGAAAAATAAATCTTAGATGAATAGAAAAGTGAAAAAATATGAGTATTGAAAATATGAGTATTGAAAAAATAAAAATTAAAAGAAAATATATAAATAATACAAATTGAAGAAATAAATTTATCATTCATTATCCCTCTAACAATGTGGAAAAATTATCAAGCTTCCAAAATCCAGAATTTTTATAGAAAGTTTGTGAAGTGTCCTAGAGATAACGAAACACTTTGCAAGATCAAATTATTTTCTTACCACACATCTTACTCATACCCATCCCCATCCCCATCCAAATCCAAGTCGAAATACATTGAAATTCCCTCACCAGTTGACCCCCTATATCGTATTCCATATGAGGAGAAGAATCACTTTCGTCTCTTAGAGTGGAATCCTAAGCCAATGGTTTGGCATTTTAATATTCTCACACTAATTGAATGGTTAAATATTAGTAGGGAGATGATTAACCCTATGACCAATTGTTTATTTATGAACAAATCTATTGATAAGATATTAGAGTTTTTGGAAAAGAAAAATTTAAGGAAGAAATTAAAAGTAAAGATATCTTATAACAAGAAGGAGTTCGCCCCTAAAAAAATTGTTTGTGCACCCTCTTATGTTGGTGGAGCGATTTATATGGATCTTTTGATTAAATCTATAATGGAGAATGACGAAAGTGCTTGTTTTAATTTATTGAATAATAATTACGAGAAAATTGCTCAGGATTATTTTAAGATAGATGAGGACATCAACAAGTCAATAAATATATTGGGAAAAGATATTTCTCCAGTTGGAGCATTACATTTTGCTATTTCGAAAATGAATAAAGATATAGTTCACCATTTAATTTATTATGGGTGTAATTTGGAGAAGAAGACACACGGTTATACTCCTCTTCATATAGCTGCCATTCTAAATCAACCCCAATTGGGAGTCCTTTTAAAGATATATGGTGCCAATTTAGATGAAGAATGCGAGTTTATGGGTAAAACATCAACTATTTATGATATATGTGATATTCTTGGACATAATGATTTTATAATAAAAATATTAAGTTAGATTATTTTATGAGAAAAGAAGAACTCTTTGATTTTTTAAATCCTTCACAACAGCAAGCCCTGAAGGATTACCATTATTTTGACACATCTCTCCCTCTCAAGTCAATCCAATCAAAACTTCCATTCAGACCAAGAGATTATCTTAAATTCATGAACAAGTACAATTATCAGTTAATGGAGGGAGGTATAGTTATAGAGACTCATGAATATCCAGTCATCAAACTAAAATCTTATGATAAGACTAGAAATAGTTTTAGCAAATATGATTTATCCCAATTATATGTTTTCTATAAGAAAAACAATAAAAAAACAAGGAGAGATTTTTTCGAGGAGCTCTTAGAAAATTTAGAAAAGAGACAATTAAAAAAATCTCCATAGTAATAAGAAATGTCATCGTCAACATTAAAAACATATCTTATTAATGATAATGGAGAATATAAGATAAAAGAACATATGGTAAAAGATAAGTTAGTAGTAAAAAATACTTTTCAAGATAAGAAAACACAAATGAAGATGGCAAAGTTAGCTAGAATGGCAAAAGAAAATTCTCATAACAAATCTCAACAACACCAACAACATCAACAACACCAACAACACCAACAATACCAACAACACCATCCTCAAGTAGTTCATGTTAATGTTGTTCAAAAATCGGAGCCCACGACCACACCCATGCCCATGCCCAAACCCACGACCACACCCATGCCCATAGAAAAGGTAATATATCTTCCAGCGCAGCCTACTCAACAAGTTAAAATTCCTCATTGTGATGAAGCTAACTTTGAAGATATCAAAAAGAAAATTCAAAAAGAATCAGATTTCATACTTAAAAATAATAATAAGGAGACTAAGGAAGATGAGAAGCAAAAGAATCTTTTAGCCAAAATATGTAAAATAATTGGGATTCAAGGTCATCCTCATGGAAAACTTATTCCTTTTGATACGTTAAATGATCCTCACATAATAAAAGAGCTTTTCACCCTCCAGGATACTCTTAAGGAGGTTTTCCCCAGTAGTAAGTTAACCGCTCTCCACAGTAATGCTATTGATAAACAGCAGTTTCCAGGCGTAAATATAGTTAGACAAATTTTTAAAGAGATGGGCTATAGATTAAAATCTATAAACATCTCGGATGGATATTTGGGTACTAAAAAATTGTTAAGAAGAGAATATCAAATCCTAAAAATCTAAAATCCTAAAAAATGTAAAATAAAAATTATTATTTTTGCTCACCTTCACCATTTTCCAAGGGTATTTCTTGTTCATCTTGTTCATCATCAGGTAGATCAAATTGTTCATCTTCAAAATCTTCTATATATTCTTCGTCATCATCTTCAATTTCATCATCCCCAGGAGCAACTTGAGGCATACCTCCTGGTTGAGCCATTCTCACATTCTTAGAAGGTGTTCCCATTTTCACTTCTTTATCCTTTCCATTATTTTGGCTATTATCAGTTCCAGTTTCTTTTCCTTTGTTTTTCCACATTAAGAAAAAGAAACCTCCTAAATCAATACCAGCTAAAATGGCTAAATTTCTCAAAAAATTGGGAATTTCCATTTTCATAAATTTAACCACTGCAAATAATAATCCAAAAATCATCAAACCAATGATAGCAGCTAAAACTTTGCGAAATCCATTTGAACCAATTTTAAATTTGTCAAGAAGTTGGAATATTAAATGTGTAATCATAGTGGATTATAATATTAAATTTTCATATTACAAACGCTATAAATCAATCATTTTCTTACTAAAAGTTCGTCTTAGATTAACTTTTTGCTCAGTTTCCCTATTATCAAATAAAAAGACAGTTAACTCCTCTGCCTTTTTGCTATTGTTCATGTAGGTAGATATTTTTTCGATTAAATATTTCCTATTAATTGGTTTTTTAGTTTGAGTGACTGCATATTTTAATTTGCCGTTGGAAGTATTGCAATCTTCAATGTTATTTTTCGCCATGAAAGCCATGATTGGCTCGGTCAATGCCTTCTTCGCATCGTTTATTTCTTTCTCCGCTTTTTTCAATTGTTTGAGGTCATCATCATAAGATAACCATTGATGTACTAGTTTCTTAAATTCTTCTAATTCAAAATCATTAATTTGTTCAGTCATTTATTTAATAAATACAAATATTTTTTTTTAATATTTTTCACCTCGCTGTTTTATATTTAATTTTCACTTTATTTTTCACCTTCTATTTTCTAAATATTTTAGGTATTTTCGATGTCCAATTGAATTATGTTCTACTTCAATTTGGCTTATTTTTTCCTTTATCATATCTCCATTTTCATCACTGTAATAAACACTTTTCACACCATATAATTTCATATAATATAAACAAGTGTTACACGGTTTACTATTCAATAATTCTCCATTTTTATTTACTCTAATGACTACAATTTCCAATTTTTTTCGCAAACAGCGAGGTGATTTATTGCTAGGTTTTTCCATTGTTTTGTGAGGAGTGTAAAAGATATGACTCTTTTTCCCTACTCAACAGCGTGAAATCATTATCATTCATTAATCCACGCAAACTATGTTCGTGGTTCATACTCAAATACTTGGATAAAACATGCATCTCCGCATGAAATGATAAAGTTAGTTGGTTGTTATTGCAGCACCTTCTATGATTATATCCATTGACATAGGGTTTCCCACCACATAATAACATTGCACTATGTTTACTATTCATATCACATTCATTCGTTAATGGAATTAATTGATTCAAGATTCTTTGAAGCTTATCAGCAGAAATAATTTTCTTGTTCATTTTTTTATAAATCTTATAGAGATAGCTTTAATATACACTCCCATCTCCTAATCTCAACAACTAACCTATCCAATCCAAAACAACCTATTTAAAAAAATTGAAATTATTAACTCCACAATCTCTTCATAGTACAATGGAACCCTTATTTGAAGTGGTCTCACCAAAATACTTCAATGTCCCTTGTAAAGAAATTGAACCATATGATGGTGTAGATTTCCCGAGTATTATCAACGAATTGTTGGACCAGCATAATGGAAATATAATTTTTGGAGGTAGTTCTCTTTTGCATGATCTTTTTTTCAAAACATCGCAATGGGAAAGAGATTATGATATTTGGTGCGAAGATAGAGCCTACAAAGCAATCAAGAGAACTCTAAATCAAAAAACGAATTGCTCAAAGATCAAAGAAGAACAATTTGAAAAGGTATCTCAAAATATTTATTATGGTAGATTCCAATCCAAGAGCATATGTGAATTTAATTATGTTTGTAACGATTGCTGCAAACAGTCATTGAAAATTCAATTGATCAACGTTGGTACCAATTATGACAAATTTGAGAGAATAATCAATAATGTTGATTTGACAATTAATACTGTTTTTTACGATGGTAAATCTTTAATTTACGTGGATACTACAAAGGAAGACATTTTAGCGAAGAAATGCCAATACCGCTTTCATTTAAAAAGTTACCATGGTTTATGTTCTTGTAGCAATTGTGCACAGGAGAAATCTATTTCAGAAAAAGAAATGAATCGAATTAAGAAGTATGAAGGAAGAGGATTCACAATTGATAATCTTTGTCCTCTATGTGAAGGGAAGTATAGTCTTTCTTTAAGACATTGTCTTTGTTGTTTAAGAAAAAAAATGAGTATTGATAAGGGAATTGATTTTTTTTCATGGGGAGCAAGAATAAGTGAGGATAATGTTAATTATATTTTGACGACATTGGAAGCTTATCCTAGACAAGAATTTATATTAGCATCCCTTGTATTATTTCTCGCTAATAAGCGATTGGACTTATTTTTGGAGAATTTGGAGAAATACAAACATTTGCTTAATTTTTATCACCCTGATTACAATAGAGTATTATCTCTTTTTGTAGAAAATGGTATAACAACTGCTTTCACAAAATTTTATGAATTAATCGAGTCTTCACTCATGGAGTATTCAAATAAGAGGATAAATCAATTGTTCACCATCGCGTGTAAAAAGAATTTTATTAATTTGGCAAGATTTATTGAGAATAAATCTTTGAGATGTAAATTTGAAATTTTTGAGGATAAGATTACAAGTTACAAATTTGTTAATATTTTTGAATTTTATTTGGAGAAAAAAGATCCTAAAATATTGGATCACTTAAAATACATCAAGCAAAATGAAGCTCCTAGCGAGGAAAATTGCTCTATTTGTCATACAAATTTTCCAAATTTTACATTAAATTGCAATCATCGTTTTTGTGATTCATGTATTATGACATATTTTTCGATTGAAGACAAAAAGAAAAACAAACCTTGTTGTCCAATGTGTCGCGCAAAATTTTAATAAACAAATAAACAATTATAAAAAATCTCACTCAAAGAGTGTTTGATACATTGACATAATTTTATCCTCATTGTCGATAAAATCTTCATCAACATTGACTATCTTTACTGGTATATTTTTCTCATTCAGGAGCCATTTATCGTGGTATTCTTGTAATCTAGTCAAATACTCAAGGGATATAGTTTCTTCTTCACTTCGAGCCCTTTTTTTAACTCTTTCATAAGCGATTACTGGGTCACATCTCAAGTAGATAATTCCATCCGGTTTGGCATTAAATTTCTCACTCAACCAGTTAAACCAATTTTGATACAATTTCCATTCAATTTCATTAATTTTACCATCATCATACAACATTTGTGCGAATATATGATGATCACTATAAATACTTCTCTCTGTAAGATTAATTTTGCCAGCGACTCTTTCGCTCTCAAATTTTTGAATTCTAGTAATAAACGCATTGCTTTGAAAGGTGTAACCCCATCGAGGGATATCTCCATAGAACAAACCAAGAATGTTATTATCAACATCACTATATTTTTCCTGCCATTCTTCAAGAGGTTCATAAATAATATTAAATTCATCAGACCATCTGTTGCCAAATATTTTCAAGAAGCTAGACTTACCTGCTCCAACATTTGCTTCAACTGATACCATTTTATATATTAGTAATAAAACAAGTATTTTTAAATTCATTTTTTTTTTTTTCAAGCATTTCACTCATTAGGGGAAGTGACTTACCTTTTAGTTTATTTTTAAATTTTTTAGCAATATATTCTATTCCAAATCGATTCAATAAATTAATTAATCTCTCTTCAGTGAAAGTCGAATATTGAGGATAATTTTGGAAGAATTGTTCTATTATTTCATAATAATGTTCTTGGTGTAAATTAGATATAATATTATGCCCTAGATCATCATTATTTGCTACCATATTTTCATATTTGTTCTCAGCTATTAATTCATCATCTTGTTTTTCAAGATCAAGTGTTTTGGTAATCGACATCTCACTTTTCATATCACGAACATCATCTTCTCCACAAACACCACCAACACCACCAACACCACAAACACCACCAACACCACCAACACCACCAACACCACAAACACCACCAACACCACCAACACCACCAACACCACCAACACCACCAACACCACCAACACCACCAACACCACCAACACCACCAACACCA